GCATGCCGGCCGACGGCAGCGGAGATTTCATCAGCACATCTAGATCTTTGCGGATCTGCTCAAAAGTTCCCTTTGTAACCTTGGCCGCGATTTCCAGGGTCTTTGAATATTCGATGTGCACGCCAGGCAGCTTGTTCACGACGTCGACAATTGTCTTGTCGATTTCCATCAGCCCCTGAATGATCAACAGCCTCATTCCAGTGAAGCCAAGCTCAAGCCCTGTCCACACAATCTCAACCGCGCGCCAGGCATCGGCGAAGATCCCGACGGCGCGGACGAGCCCGACGAAGGCCGCGTGCATCACGCGCCGGAAGCCCTCCCCGTCGCCCATTGCCTTGACGAACATATCGGCGGCCATCTGGATGTAGGGCGCCAGCTGCGCGCCGATCATCGAGGCCATCGACTTGAAGGACTGCCCGGCCTTGTCCAGCGACTGGTGCATCGCCTGCAACTTGCCGGCGTCGATCTTGCTGGTGGCGTTGGCGATGTTGAACATTTCGCCGCCCAGCTTCCGCAGGGCACCCATCAGCTCGGTGCCGAGGAACAGGGCGAGGCCGACCTTCAGCCCCTTCTCCATCTTCTTTCCGGTGTCGGCGGCATTGGCGGACAGGCGGTCGAGGTTGGCGTTCACCTTCGCGAACGCGGCGGCAGTCTGGTCCTGGGCGGAGAGGACGTATTCGGCACGACCGGCTTGCATGTCACCCCTCCTGCTTCAGCCTCGTCACCTGCGCATCGATGTAGGCCATGGCCTCGTCGTACAGCGCCGGCTGATCGAAGATCCCGCCACCGAACGGCAGCAGGCCGTTCTTGTAGTGCCCGTAAAGCCTGAGAAACTCGCGCGACCCGGGCGTCACCATCGGCAGGAGGCAGGTATTGCTCTCCAGGCCGATCTCCGGCAGCGCGAACATGGGGTACGGCGCCGGGTTGCTCTCGTCACAGTGCCGGTGGAACCGGCACGCCTGGCAGTTGAACTTGTCGCGGTCGTGCGCCACCACGACCGCGATGGTCAGTTTTTTGCCTGCTCGCTCCCCAGCGCGGAGGCCTCGAGCACCTTGCCGAAGAGCTCCGACAGCAGCACAAACGGCAGGCGATCGAGGTTGGCGTCCATCGACTTGCCGAACTCCACCGGCTGGTCGTTGTCGCCGAGCAGGTTTTCCCAACCACGGAGACCACTGCGCAACGCAGCGCGGATCGCCGCGGCCGGGAATTTCACGGTCCCGCCGGCGTCCTGGACGGCCAGCGCGTTGACGTCGGCAAGGTCCATGGCCCTCAGGCCACAGAGCAGGAACCGGGTCCCGCACGGCTCGCCGGCTTCGTCTTTCGGCTCGTACCAGAACGGGGACAGCGGTGATGCGGCACGCAGTGCCATATGGACTCCTCAGGTGAAAACGATGGCCCAGGCGTCGTCGGCGGCGGCGTCGTCGACGAGCTGCCCCTTGATCTCCCGGGTGATGATGCCGTCGCGGTCGCCGTTGCCGACCTCGCTGTAGACGGCGGCGGGACCGCCGACCGAATACTGGTTTCCAGCGGTGCCGCCGACCGTGCCGACGGTAATGATCGCGGCGTTGTTGGCTTGCCACTTGGCGACCCAGTCGTAGGTGGCCAGCACGGTCGCCTCCGGGTCGATGGTGAACGTCGGCGCATGGCCAGTGACGCGGATCTCGCCATAGCCGTCGCTGGCGGCAATGTTGTCCGGCGTCGCCACGGTGATGCCCGGGTCGAGCTCGAACTTCGTGATGACGGCGGAGTAGCTGTCGACTACGAACGGGACGCCGACCAGCACCGGCGGCACGACCGAGGACAGCGTCGGCGTCACCAGCGAGGCATCGGCGCGGCTGGACAGGTGGCCGACCATGCGGAACGAGATCTTTCCGACCTGGGCGGTCTGCAGGCTGAGCGTGAACGAGCCGCGGCAGCCGGTGACCTTGTAGCGGATGCCATCCTCGTACAGCCAGAGCGTGACCGAGCCGTGATCCGTCGGGTTGCTTGCCGGGTTGTACGTGACGGACGAGACCAGCACCGTCTCCTTCACGCCGCACGCCTTCAGCAGCGGGCCAAACGCCGGAGCCGTGCCGGCAGAGCCGGAGCCCTTGATCTCGACGTCGAACGTCACCTCGAGCAGGCTGCCGGCGTAGAGGTTCTTCAGCGGGACGAGCCCCGGCTTCACCGCGCCGCTGCGATCGGCGGCGCGCGCGCCGGCGTAGCTGTAGGCAAGGTTCTCGACGAGGATGGCATTGCTGCCGGCCGTCGGGGTCGGGTCGGTGTTGTACGTGGTCTCGGCCTTGGCCAGCAGCACGTGACGGGTCTTCAGCATGACGATGCCCTCTGGTTACGCGCTCGGGTCGGTTCGCGACCGGCGGTAGTGGAACGTGAACTCCATCCGCATCGAGCCGCGGACCTTGTCTGCTCGCTCGAGGTCAGGGACCGCCGAGCCTTCGGTGGTGTTGAGGACGAACGACAGGCCCTGGGTCACGTCGGCCTGCAGCGCAATCGTCACTTCCTTGCGGATCAGGTTGAGCTTCTGCTCGGCCAGCGTGTCGGTGGTTTCCTTGACCAGCGCCTCGACGAATACCGTGAGGTCGCCGTCGATGTAACGCCAGGAGGATGACCCGCCATCGCTGCGCGGCTGATCCGGGCCCAGCGCGACAACCAGCCCCGGGACCTCGCTGTCCTGCAGGTCGGCAGTGCGGCTGCGGAAGACGCGGGAGCCCGTCGTGGTCAGGCCGGTCACCTTCGTGATCACGGCCCCGACGATCTGCTCGGCGCGGTGGTCTGCCATCAGCTCGACTCCGCCAGCGCCAACACCATGACGCCAGTCCCGTCCGGGTGAACGCCGATGATGTTGTAGGTGGTGCCGCTGATCACCAGCGTGTGCCCGTGCACGACGCCGGAGACGTCAGAGGCGCGGCAGGTGAACGACGGCAGCGATCCCTCGATGCCCGGCTGCGAGCCAATCGCGGAGAACCCGTTGTCGAAGATCCCGTTGACCGTGGTGCTGCCGTTGTAGGTAGCGGCAACACCGAAGTCATCGGTATCGAAGAACTGGGTCAGGTCCTCCGCGAAGGCCACATCACACCGTTTCCTTCCGGGACAGGCCCGTCACGCTCAGGATGAAGCTGGGCGTGGTGCCGGCAATCGTCCCGACGTACCGGATCCAGCCGGCAACAGAACCGGCCGGAATGGTGATCTTCTGCTTGCTGTTCGACGCGGTGACCTGCGTGAACGTCGCGCCAGAAACATCAGCCGCACCGGTGCCACCGCTGTCGCTGGCATGCTGGATCTTCCCGTCGAGGGTCGGCGTGGTGCCGGACACGGTGCCGACATCCTGGATGATGACGAGATCACCCTCGTACTCGCTGACGTCGACCCAGGAGCCGGTGACGGTAGACGTGCGCGCCGCTCCGGAAGAGAGGTTGAAGACGCTGGCCGCCTGGCCCTCGTTATGCAGCATGTGCTACTCCGTTTCGCGCTGCGCGCGTGCTGGCGATCAGGCCGGCGGGTTCTGCGGCTGGGGTGCCGCCTTGCGCCGCGGAGCCCGCGGCTTTTCGTCCGTTGCCACGGCCTTCTTCGCGGCAATCAGCTCGCGAGCGAAGGCGTAGTCCAGCGTCAGGACGGTGTCCACGGGAACGGGCTCGCCGTTCATGAGGAACGCGCGTTCGACGCGAATGGTCAGGTCTTTCGGCTGCTGGATCATGTCGGTTCCCTGTCGTTGATGAGCTGCTTTCAAGCGCAAGGGGAGGCGGGCCTCCCCTCACGGGCGTACCTCAAGCGATCAGGTGATCGACGAGGCGTAGGAGAACGCGCTGGCACGACGGATCGCCACGTCGACCGTCGCGATCGCGCGGAAGCCGATGACCGCAGCGGCGAAGTTCGCGTACGGATTGAGCGCCAGCTCCAGCACGCCCCACTCGCCCAGCACGGCGCTGGAGAAGTCGCCGAACAGCATCGTGGCGCTGTCCATCTGGTTGGTCGTGCGCGCCTTGAAGCCGCTCACGCTGCCGTCCAGCAGGTTGCCCACCCACAGCGGGGAGTCCGTGCTGCTGAAGCGCTGGCGCTGCGCCAGCAGCGAGGCCACGGAGGGCGTGGTCACGTATGCGCAGGTATCAACCAGCGCCTCGCCGGTGGCCACATCCGTCTGGAACTCCAGGATGTCTTCGTACGCCAGCGAGGTGCCGGTGACGGAGCCAATGCCGGAGGTGTTCACGATGCCGGTCGGCTGACCGCTGGAGCCGCTGCCCTTGATGATCGCCGCATCGATCGCCGTGGCGACGTCTTTCGACAGCGAATCCCACAGCAGCATATCGACCGCGGGGCTCGACTGGATGAGCAGCTGGCGGCTGGCCTCGGTGTAGGCACCGACGTTTTTCGGCGTCAGGGCAACCTGGCCAAGCGTCATCGCGCTTTCCGAGATCGCCGTCGACTCCGACGACAGCCAGTAGGCAGTGCCGCCCGCGGTCTGCTTCGGGATGGTCATGTTGCCCTGCAGTCCCGGGAGCACGGTCACACCGAGCTGGACCATCAGCATCCGGGCGCGCAGCAGGTCAATGAAGCTGGCCGCGTCGTTGGTCGTGCCGACGAGGTAGCCGCCGCCGGAGGCCGAGGCCACCGTCTGGTCACGCTTCATCAGCGGCATTTCGCGGCGCTGGATTTCCGACGGGATGAACATGCCGCCGCGCTGCGGAACGTTGCCGCGCTTCACCAGCGCCTCGTGCGCCTCACGCTCGAGGCCAGCACCGTCCCAGGCTTTCCGGTCGCCCTCGTGCTGGGCAACCATGGCGCGCATCAGGCGCGTCAGGCTGTAGCGTTGCACCTCGGCGTTGCTCAGGCCGACATCCGGAGCAGCCGGGCTGAAGCCCTGGCCGGCAGCCATGCGCTTCATGATCTGCTCGTTGACCCAGCGCAGGTCGTGGCCGGCGGTGATGGCCTCGCGGGCCACTTCCATGCCGCCGTGCTTCTCGTAGGCCTGGCCGGTGGCGAGGATCTCGTTGACGCGCTGCATGGCAGCTGCTTCGCCGCGCTTCTCGATGGCGGCCTGGTCGATGACTGGTTCGGTCATGGGTGCATTCCTCGTGACGGAAACATGGGGTGCCGGCGGCGCGACGGGCGCGGGCGGCGGATTCAGGGATTCGGAGCGGCCTACGCCGACGCTGGTGTCCGCAGGGATCGAGACGATGCTGATCTCATACGGTTCCCAGAGAGTCGCGCGGTAGGTCGGCTGCGCGGAGTCGGGCTCGGACACCTCGACCTTGTGGATGCGGTAGCCGACGGACACGTGCTGGCGGATGCCATCGACGATGTCCTGGAACACCTCCTCGGCATCGTCGCTCCTCCCGAAGCGCACGACGGCGCGACCTACCCGGTCGCCCTCGATTTGGCAGTTCTCGACAACGCCGACCTGCTCGCGAGGATCGTGATCCATGAGCACCGCGCCCGCATTGCGGAGGCGGTTGAGGTCAACGGATGCCGGCGAGTGATCGAGGATCTCGATGCCCCACCAGCGTTCGACGGGCGCCTCCGATGAGAACGCCAGTTCTACGGTGCGCGCGTCGACGTTGATCGCTTCGCGCTTGATCAGGAAGGAGCGCGTCTGCGGCTCGCGCGACGGATCGGCGAGGAACGCTTTGCGCTTTTCAAGTTCGGCGGTCGTGTCCATGCCCGCGATGACACCACAGCGTGTCCGCCGCGTGGTGTTGCGTTTTTCTCACGCGGCTCCGATGCTTCCGCCGGAGCCCTGCGAATCTCCCAGCAGGCCTCGAGCGCGCATGGTCTCTTCTTCCTGCTCGATCTCCAGCAGGATGTCGTCCAGGTCGTCGCCCTGCTCGGCGGCAATCTGGCGGCGCGACTTGACGCGCAGTTCGACGGCAAGCTTGGCCGCCTCGATGTCGTTGCGCGGGTCGACCCACTGCCAACGGCGCGGCTGCCAGGTGTCGGCGTGGAACTTCGACAGCTTGCTGGCCGGCAGCGGGCCCAGCGCGCCCATGATCAACGCGGTGGACAGCCAGTCGGCGAACACGATCCGGCAAAGGCCGTCGACCACCTGCGCCTGCACGGTCTTCCACGCATCGCGCTCATCGAGAACGCCCTGGCGGATCGAGGAATACGACACGCCCTCGAGGTCGCTGGCAAGGGAGTTGTAGGAAACGCCAAAGCCGGAGGCGATGCCGCGCAGGCAGGCCTTCGTGAAGGCGTCGTAGTTGGCCTCCGGGTACTTCGGGTCGAACGCGGAGAACTCGTAGCCCTCCGGCGCCATCTGGAACGTGCCCGGCTCGGCCTCGGTGATCAGGTTACCGGACGCATCCTGGTCGTCAGCCAGCGCGGAGGCATCTCCATCCTTCGAGGTCCAGAAGCCCATCTTCGCCGCGCCGATGCGCGCCGCGATGATGGCGGCCTCGTCGAACGCGCCGAGATGGTTGAGCCGGATCATAGCGGCATGCATCCACGGCACGCCGCGGATCTGCTCGGGGCGGTCCTGCACGAAGTCGTGAATGATGTCCTCGGCCGGCACGCGCTCGCGCTCGCCGACGGCATAGGCCGAAAACCGCAGGTCGCCGGGGTGGCGGGTGCTGATCCAGTAGGCGACGGCCCGGCCGCTGCGGTCGAGCTCGATGCCCATGCGGATGACATTGCCGTTCGGCAGGTCGTCATTGTGCCGCTCGTCCAGACGATCGACGTCGATGAACTGCAGGGCATACCCGTGCCGGTTCCGGCGGGCGTCCATATGGCGGATGCGGCGCAGCAGCACCTCGCCATCGCGGGCCATGGTGCGCACGTACAGGCGCTGCAGGGCAGGCCACGACATGCGGTTCGTCACTTCGCAGCCGCGCAGGCCCCAGATGCGGAACTCGCGCTCGATGATTCCGTTGGCGACGGTGTCGAGGGTGAACTTCTGGTCGCGGCCCCAGTCGCCAGCCTTGTTCTGCAGGATGACGCCGTCCGGGCCGATGACGTTGGCCTCCACCATCTGCAGGAATTTCCGGGCGTGCGCATTGTCGCGCGCCAGCTCGCGCGAGCGGGCGCGCAGGGTACGCAGGCTGCGGAAGATCTCCTGGTTCGCCGACAGGCTGTAGGACGCCATGCTGGCCGTGAGACGGCCAATGGCTGCGGCGGCATAGTCGGCGGAGCGGCGCGCCGTGGCGGCCTGCGGCTTCGGCGACATCCAGCGGTTGAGCAGTCCCATCAGCGCACCATCCTGACGCCGAGCGCCATCGACACCGCGCCCGGCACGATCCAGCCGAGCGGCGGGTAGATCTGGTAGGCGCCGACGGTTACGGCCGCGAGGCCGCCGAAGACGAAAATATCCTGCAGGTCAAAGAAGGCAATCACCCGGCGGGCAATGTCGCTGGCGTTCATCACAGCCTCGTGAGCAGGCGGTTGCTGGCCGGCTTGCCGTTGCGGATGCGGTCGGCATTGAGCTCGGCTGCGTACTCGGCCCGGTAGTAGTCACGCAGCTTCAGCAGGTCAGGGATCGGCGTGCGCGACAGCGATCGGCCCTGGATGGTGTAGGCCATCTGGTCGACGGTGGCGCGGCTTTCCAGAACGGCCTCGATGGCATCGAGCGCCTTCTTGGCATGCGATCGCGGGTCGGCTGTCGACGCCGCGAGGTTCGGGATCAGCGTCCAGATGCCGCGCCCGATCGACACGCGCTGGCTGTCGCTGGTGCGTGTGATGTACGCGGTCCAGGCGTAGGCGCCGGCGGTGTACCCTGCGGTGGTCGCGCTCGCAACCTCAACCAGGTAGATCCCGCCGGTCTCGCTGGCGGTGATCGAGAAGCTCGTGCTGCCGGATGCCTGCTTGTCGGCGACGTAGCTGAGCGAGTAATCGGCCGTCGGGTAGTCAGCGCTCAGGCTGGTGCGCTTCCACAACCAGCGATCACCGACGACCAGCTCTTCCGGCTCGCCCTCGGGATAGTTCGCTGAGTCGAACGCATTGCCCATCTACCGCCTCCACCCGTTGACGAATCCACCGCGCGGCCGCGGCGGCTTGACGGCTCGCGCCGGCGCCGGCTTCTGCGCGGCCGGCGGCGCGGCCTCATCCGGCGCTGCCGGTCTGGGCCGGTCGCTCAGAGCTTCATGCTCGCCTCCCAGCATCTCGACGCGCTGCCTGAAGCGACGTGCAGCCTTGTCCAGGTTCACATCGAGGATCGCGAGTGCCGCGGTGGCATACACCCGGCAGTCGAGCGCCTCGTTCCTCGCCTTGTGGTCCTTCAACTCCCAGCGACGCACCGCTACGCCCTTGAAGTATCGGGTGACGAGCCTCTCGGCGGTGAGCTGTGAGAAAAACGCAACGTCTCGCGCATGCGGGAAATGGCAGTACCCGGGCCCAGGCTCCGTCACCTTCAGGCGCGAAAAGAGCAGTTCCTTCGCCGTGTCGACGCCTACAGAGAACAGGCGCACGCCGGCGGCGTTGTTGCGGGTCGGCTTGCTGACCAGCGGGCGTCCATGACCGCCGACGCCCTTCACGGCGAACACGCGGCGCGCAAACCGCGGCTTGCAGAATGCGTACACCATGTCGGTCTTGTGGCCGCCGGTGTCGATGGCGGTCGCGGAGATCCGCATGCGCACGCCGAGCTCGTGCTCGAAGTCGCTCGTGAGGATCTCGTCGAGCTGCTTCCACAGCGGGGAGTGCGACGGGTGCTGCCCGGGGTCGCCCTCGATCACACGGTAGTCGATGTCCCACGACTCGCCGCCAGGCCCCCAGCCGACGATCTCCAGTTCCAGCCGGTTGTCCTGGACGTCTACTCCGCAGGTGAGCATGACCACGCCGGCGGGCACCTCAGCCGGGTAGACCTCGCGGCGCTCGAGCAGGCCGGTCTCGTCCATCGACTCGCCGCGCACGTCGTCCGGCTCCCCGAGGGCGGTGTTGATCCACGTGCGCAGGGTGTCGGTGAACTGCTTTGCCTCGATGAAGTTGGCAGCCATGGTCCCGAACGTGACCCACGGGCTGTAGATCTCATTGATGTGGAAGCTCGCCACGCCGCTGCGCTTCGGCTCCGCGGTCGGCACCCAACCAATGCCCGGCTCGCCGGCGCGCTGGCGGCGGTCGGCCTCGGCCAGCATCCACGGCTTGTCGGCGTCGACGATCACCGCGCCGCATCCCTCGCAAACGTAGTAGGCCTCCTCCGGCTTGCCCTCCGGCCATTGAACGTTTGACCAGCGCAGCGTCTGCTTCCGGTCACAGTGCGGGCACGGCACGAAGTAGCGGCGCTGGTCCCCCTGCAGGAAACCGGACTCGATCCTCGACTTGCCCTTGATCGTTGGCGTCGACCCGGCCAGCAGTTTGCGGTTCCAGAACGTCGTCGTGCGCTTGCGCGCGAGCGAGATCGGGTCGCCCTCGGAGCCCGCCGAGGCCGGGTAGCGGTCTACCTCGTCAAAGAGCACCACCCGCACCGGGCGCGAAGCAAGGCCCGCCGGAGAGTTGGCGCCGGCGATGGTGATGTGGCCGCCGAGGAAGGTCTTGTGTAGGATGGTGTTCCCGCTGTCCTTGACCTTCGAGTCGGCGATCTTCGCGCTCAGTCGCGGCGAGTCGCGCACCATCGGAGCGAGACGATCCTTTGACCAGGCCTCGCCCATCTCGACGGTCGGCTGGATCAGCAGCATCGGCGCAGGGTCCTGGTCGACGTAGTACCCGACGACGTTGTTGAGCGCCTCGGTCCAGCCGACTTGCGCGCTCTTCATGACCCAGATCTCGAAGAGGGTCGGATCGTTTACGGCGTCCATGATCCCGCGCTGAAACGGCGCGCGATCAGTCACCCACTGACCTGGCTCGGCGCTGCTTTCGGGGCTTAGCTTCCGGTACAAGTCCGCCCACTGGCTCACTGTGAGCCTCGGGGGCGGCCTCCACGCTTGCATCGCCTTCAAAACGTGGGATGGGATTGGCTGACGACAGCTCATTCAGCACCTCCACGATCATGCGCTCCAGCTGGTCGCGCACCTGCGGCATGGTCTTCAATCCCAGCACCAGCGGCGCGGCCTTGGTCGGAATCGCGAGCAGCCTCGTCTTGGCGTTGCTGATGATCTTGCCCCAGTGCATGCCGACGTCGTCCGAGTCGACCAGTCGCTGGCGGCGCTGCTCGTTCTCCATCGCAACCTTGTCGGCCTGCTCGCGCGTGAGTCGTGCGCGCTCCTCCTCGTAATTGAGGAACTGCCCGTCGGGGGTCTGCGTGAGCTTTCGCATCTCGTGCTTGATCAGCCACTGGATGCACTCCTGCGTGTCGTACTTGCTCGGGTTGCGGCCGGAGCCACGCTCGATGCACGGAAAGCCGCGCTCCTCCAGGCGGCTGATCGTCATCGGAACGACCCCTAGTATTTCGCAAAGATCGGTTAGACTCACGACCTTGCCCAACCACTGCCTCCGCGCCTTTTTTCCTTAACATTCAAAATGTTATCGCAGCTAGACGAACTTCGCAACCTTGGCCCTGCAGGCTGGAAAGTCTCTGAAAGGACCCGCAGGCCAAACGCGCGCGAGCGCGAAGGGTGCGGAAATAGGGGGCCGTTTTCCGGGTTTGCATTCACGCGAAGGGGTAGGCGCGGTCCGGTCAGGGAAGCCGCCAGACTTTTTCCCCTCCCCCCCGTCATGGCGCTAGGGGTGGTGCTCACCTACCGACGCCCTCCGGGGGCGCATGTCGCAGGCTCGGTAGCCGCTTGGCAGGTGGCGGGCACAGGATGGCCGACCAGCTCGGCCTCGGGGATCGGCAATGCGTTGCCCGGTGCGTGAGACATTGCCGCCGGCTGCTGCCCGTCATGGCTGGCAGGGGTGCCGTTATTCACCTGCTGCGGGCCGTTGGCAATGTTGGCCTGTTTCACGAAAGCCACAGGGCGCGGGTTTTTGATCTCGGCCAGCGCCTCGAGGGTGGCCCGGCATTGCGCCTGCGCCTTCAGGGCCATCGACATGGCCGCTTGGAATTGCGGGATCTGGTCGGCCCTCGCGGCTCGACGTACCAAGGCCGTGAAAACCGCCTGAAGGGTTGCCGCCTGCCCGTACAGCATGGCCTCCGCGCTTTTCAGGTCCCCGCCCTGCACCTTCCCGGTTTGCGTGGCCAGCAGCTCATAGACGGCCTGTAGCTCGGCATCCTCGCCGCTTGCCGCCTTGGACCATGACCCGATACCAGCAGCGGCCAATACCTGCGGGCTTGTCACGATGGCCGCCGTAGTCAGCCGCTCCCCCGCCTTGGTGGGGTTGTCGGATGCCGGGGGCTTTTTCGCCCTCGAGGCCTTGGCCATTACAGCCGCTCGATTAACTGCTCGATCAGCTCGCCGACCGTGGTTCGCTCCTGCGCCGCCCGGATCTTCAGCTTCAGGTGCAGATCGCCCCGGATGTTCGCCGTCAGCCGAACGTCGCCTTCAGGCACCAGGCCCGATTTCTGGCCCGCTGGCGCTGCTTCGGCGCGTGCTGCACCCTTGCCCCTTGCCGAAGCGGTTGGAGCGCCCGTAGCGCCTTCCGCGAAGGCTTGAACTGCTGCGGTGGTCAGGGTCGGCTTCTTGAGGGTGGCGATCTTGGCCATGTGTTCACCTGCTTATGTACTTACCTAAGTATGCGCCGGATCTCGGCGATCAGAAAGCGCAGCTCGATCCGGGCGTTCTGATCCGGCAGCTCGGCCACCGTCAGGCCCGCGCCCAGCGCCTCGGGATAGGCGACCCGCAGCGCCAGCGAAGTCTTGAGGATCGGTAGCCCCAGCTCGGCGGTGGCCTGCTCCGTCAGCTCTTTGGCCAGGTTGGTGAACGACCGATGCCGCGTCCAGACCATCCGGGCGTCAATGGCCCGCACCTTCTTGGCCTGCTCGATGATGGCCAGCACGTCAGCCGTCGCCCATATCTCGGCCACCGATGCGCCAACCGGCACCAAGCACAGGTCGGCCAGGACCATGATTGCCCTGGTTGTCTCGGCGATGCGTGGTGGCCCGTCCAGGACGATATATGCCGCTTCCGCCTTGTGCTTGCTAACCTTGGCGACAAGCTCCTGATGCGTGCTCGCCGTATCGGCCACCAGGTCGCCAGCTCTGCCCGCTTGTTCCCGGACTGCGTACCAGCTCGCGCTTGTGCCCTGCGGCATATCGCAGTCGATCAGGACCGTCCTGCCGATCTTGGACAGCTCGCCAGCCAGGTTGGTGGCCAGCGTGGACCGGCCTGCGCCGCCCTTCACCTGGATGGCCCCGATGATCTTGGCTTGCATGGCTTCCTTTTTCATTGGGGGAAACAGCCCCCCGTGGGGGGCGCCCCGAAGGGGCAGGGGCAGGTGGTCGGTGCGGTGCTGGCGGTGGTCAACCCGCAGGGTTGTCCACGGCTCGCGCCGCTCCTTCTA